AAGAAGAAAGAGAGAGAGAGGAGTTGGAAAGAGGGTGAAAAGCCGTCCAAGCCGTCCACGGCCACCGACGACGCCGACCAGCACGGCGTTTCAGCTATGGACAGCTTGACACGTCAAGGCGTCCACATGGACAGCTCTAGACCAAAGGAGGCATCATGCCGGCGAAAAAGTGGACCGAACAGCAGATCCGAGACGCGGCAGCACGCGTGCAGGCGGGAGAGGACCGCGACGAGGTGGCCGCGTCTCACGGCATGACGTGGGGCCAGCTCTACCTGGCGGCGTGGAAGCGTGGCCTGTTCATCGGCAGGCCCGAACCGAAGCAGCTCACCCGCTCTCAGCTTGAGGCGGCATGGGACCGCATGGCGAAGGGCGAGCATCCAGACCGGGTAGCTTCAAGCCTTGGAACGAACCGTCAGCGCCTAGGGCGTCACATGCGCGCGGCAGGTATGCCGACGCGATGGGTAGCCTCCAGGTGGAGGGCGTCGACCTGGGGGCCGACCATCTACCGGATGCGGACGGCGGGAGCCTCGACGCGCGAGATCTGCGCCGAGCTAGGCATCCCGTACTACCGAGCGCAGGCAGCGAAGCTGCGCGACCATCTGATCAAGCATTGTGCCCGCGTGCATCTGAAGATCCCGACTATCGTCGGGCAGGGAAAGAACCGTCGACTTGTCCTACTGGACACGCCGCCGGAATGGCACGGCGCGTTCGATGACGAGGGGCGACCGCTCAAGCGGACGGAACGCGGGCTGCCAAGGCGCGGAAACAGCACGAAAACGAGCAAAAAGCCCGTGTGCGTGGGGGTTTAGGTACCCGGACCCGCGACGCCTCGACTTTTTTTCGCTCTCCGCTCGTATTGAACGACCATTCAGTTTGACCAAACCGACAAGTTTCCGCGCGGCTCTTGACCCTCGAGGGCGCGGCGCATAGGTCGATCGGGCCGGGTTGGTTTCGCGTGCTCACCCGGTCCCGCGGGTGCGGGGACAGCAGGGGCGCTACGTTCGGGATGGGCTCGGACGTGGCGCCTTTGCCATGTCCGGTGTACGCTCGCGTCATGCCGCGGGCGCGAGCCTGTCCCCTACCGGATGCGGCATACTCCAAGAGGGGACCATGCCGATCCGAGGGAAGCCCGCGAAGCCCAAGCACGCGCGAGGCGCAGCACGACAGGCAGACGAATACGTCGGCCTCGACACGATCGAGTACCTGCGACAGAGCTTGATGGACATGGAGCGCCTAGCCCAGCAGGCCGAGTCCGTGGGGAGCTGGCAGGCCGCCTACGGCGCGAAGCGTTCCGCCGTCGAGGTACGGGAGCGCCTGGACGCCGCGATTGCGAAGGCCAGCCGGCCCGACGAGAGCATGTCCGAGGAGCAACTGCTGGCCGCCATCACGACCGCGATCAATACCCTGCCGCAGCAGCATCTAGACGCGGTGCGCTGGGCGCTCGACATGCGCGAGCATGGGCCACGCCTCGAGGTCGTCGAGGGCGGCGCGTGAGTCTCGCGCTCGCGGCATCGGGTCTGGTCACGCTGGCGAAGCGCGTGGAGCTGGACCCGCTGCAATACTTTCGCCCGACGCCTCCCCAGCTCGCGTTCCTAAGATGCTCCTCGCCGGTTGCGATGCTGCGAGCAGGGAACCAGCTTGGGAAGACGTGGGCCGGCGTGGCGGACTGTCTCTACCGCGCCTTGGGCGATCACCCGTACCAGCTAGTCCCGGCTCCTCCGCAGGAGATCTGGATCGTCTGCGTGAGCTGGGAGCAATCGCTGGCGATTCAGAAGAAGGTTTGGCAGCTAGTGCCCAAGCGCGAGCTGAAGCCAGACTGCGTATTCGTCGAGGGCAAGGGCTTTACGGGTCGCGTGCCCGTGGTCAGGTTCCGGAATGGCTCCATCATCCGAATCAAGACCGGCAATCAGGGTGCGATTGGGCTCGCAGGCGCAACTATCTCTCACGTCCTCATGGACGAGGTGCCTCCCGCGGAGGTCTGGTCGGAGCTGGCTGCACGCGTCCTGCGACAGCGCGGGAAGCTCAGGCTCACGCTTACGCCAGTTGGCCGGCCTGCCGAATGGCTCAAGGAGCTGGTCGATCGAGGCGAGGTCGTCGACCTGCATTACGGGCTATCCGAGGACAACCTCACGCCGTTCGGAGGTCGACCCCTACTAAGGGCCGACGAGATCACGCGGCTGGAAAACCAGTATCTCCCGCAGGAGCGCCGGCAGCGCATCCACGGGGACTGGTCCGCCGGGTTCTCCGAGGGCCGCGTGTTCGCCGGGTTTGACGACGTCAAGCACGTCACGACGGACCTACCGGCAGGCGAGGTAATGATCGGAATCGGGATCGACCATGGCTCCACCGAGGGCTCCCAGGTGGCGACCCTTTGCGCGGTCGACCGCACCGGTGGGCATGAGGGCAACCCGCGGTTCTGGATTCTCGATCAGGCGATCTCGTCCGGTCTCACGACTCCCGAGCAGGACGCGCACGACATTCTCGCGATGCTGAAGCGCAACGGTCTGACCGTCGAGTCCGTCGACCGTTGGGTCGGAGACCGCAAGCACGGCGGGCGAACGTGGGGCGGCAAGAAGTCCAACGCGCTGCTGATGCAGGGCTTCGAACGGGTGCTCAAGCTGCCGATCGGGTCGCTGCCGTTCCGCATCTCGACGGCGTGGAAGCCGCGCGGGTCCGTCTTCGAGGGCGCCCGCATCCTACATGCGGCCATGCTGCGCCCGGAGGACTTCCACATTCACCCGCGCTGCAAGGCGCTAATCGAGGACTTGCGGCATTGGTGCGGGGACGACGACGAGCATAAGCACGGGATCGACTCCCTGCGTTACGGCGCGGTCGAGCTGGTGACGCGCCGGCTCTATGTGCCGCAGGCAATCCGGATGCGATGATGTATGATAGCCTCCGACCGGGTGAACCATGATCTACGAGAACCTCCCCCCCGTTCCGAAAGACCCGCTCGAGGCGAAGCGATGGGAGCACACGCGCCTCCGGCGCCGGCTTCTCGAGGGGACGTGGGAGCAGGATCTCGTCGACCGGCTGGAGATCATGCTGGGGACCGTGCGCCGGCAGGCGTGGGGCATCCCCGATCTCAGCTCCAACCCGTTCCGGATCATCTGCCGGGAGATGAGCGCGCTCTACGTGTCTCCTCCGGACGTGCGGCACTACAGCGCCGGCCCCGGCTCCGAGCCGGGCATCGGAGACCCCGCCGAGGATCTGATCAAGAAGATCGACGATAGCGGCCTTTGGCCCGCGATGCAGCGCCACCAGGAGCGCGTCATCGGATGCCGCGAATACTGGATCCGCGTGCATGTCGACGCAGAGGGTCGCATCAGCTACCGACCGATCCCGCCCGACATGACGCTCGCGTGGGCGCACGCGGATCGCCCAGGGTACCCGGTCGAGGTCTGGGAGCTGCGCCTTCGTCGGGCTCTAGATGGCAAGGCGACGGTCTGGACGTGGGACGTCCTCGACGTGAGCGACCCGGCCTCCCCTAGCTACCGGGTCCATCTGGTCGAGGCTAACGGGACGCTCGGAACGGACGTCACCGCGGCGTACCTGGGGGCCGACTACAGCGGCGCGGCCTACCCGTACCGACGCGCGGACGGGACGCCGGTCCTGCCCTATGTGCTCTACCATGCGCAGATCACGGGCGACCGGCTGTTTGACCCCTACGAGAACCGCGAAGTGGTCGAAGGCTCGTTGAACCTCGCGGTTCACTACTGCCACCTTAGCCACATCATCAAGGACGCTTCGTGGCCTCAACGGTACGTCGTCGGAGCGGAGCCGGTTGGTGCGACCATTGAGGGTAGCATCCGCGGGCAGCGGTTCGAGATCGTCACCGACTCCGCGACGGTGCTTGCGCTGCGGGCGACGGACGAGCAACAGCCGATCGTCGGTCAATGGAACCCCGGCGGGAACCCGGTGGAGCTGGAGCAGGTCATCGCCGCGCTGGCAAACCGTCTCGCGCAGGACGCGGGCGTCTCGCCTGCTGACATTCAGCGCATGGGCGGGACGGCTCGCTCCGGCTACGCGATCGCGCTGTCGAACGAAGGCAAGCGTGACGCTCAGCGCCGATACGCCGCGTCCTTCCGCGAGGCCGACGAACGCCTCGTGATGACGACCGCAATCCTGATGAACCGGGCCACCGGCAGCGACTACCCGGAGAGCGGGTATTCGGTGTCCTACCGCGCGATCCCGCTCAGCGGTCAGGAGATGGAAGCCCGCAGGCGTCACGCGTTGGAGATGCTGGAAGCCGGGCTTCTGTCCCGCGTCGAGGCGATCCGCCTGTTTGACGACTCCATGTCCGAGCAGGATGCGGTCGCGGTGCTGGCAGAGATCGACATGATGAACGGTCGAAAGATGGACGACTCCGAGGAGGAGATGGACGCCGAGGAGACGACCGCTCACGAAGGCATGGAGTCGCCGGAGCTGGAGGCCAAGGAGGAGCGCGCCGAGGAGAAGCAGGACTCCGAGGTCAAGACTGCGGACACCGGCATCGCGGCGGCTGCTGTCGAGGCGGGCCAGCCTGCGTCCGCGGTTGCGCTCAACGGCGCGCAGGTACAGGCTGCGCAGGGGATCATCCTTGCGGTGGCGGCAGGCCAGCTCCCGCGCGAAACCGGCGTTCAGATGCTGGTCCAGTTCTTCAACATCCCAGCGGATCAGGCGGATACCCTGATGGGTCCGGTCGGTGCGTCGTTTACGCCGCCGCCTCCGGTTGCAACGACGGAGGGATGACCGGTGCCGGTTGTCTCCGAGCGTCAGCGCAGGTATCTAGCGGCAGTCCATCCGGACGTGCTGCGGGCGTTTCAGCGTGACGCGGAGGCGCTGGGCTTCAAGCCTCCGGAGGACGTCGCCCGCATCGCTAAGCGCGGGCTCGCATTGCGCCGTGAGTACGGACGAGGCGGGACGCTGATCGGTGCGCGCCGCGCATCCCAGCTCGCGAACCGTTCGGTTCTATCGGTGGAGACAGTCCGCCGCATGAAAGCTTATTTCGACCGCCACGAAGGCGACCTAGATGCCCCGGCTGCAAAGCGCGGGCATCCCGGTTACCCTAGTGCCGGTCTCATCGCCTGGTACCTCTGGGGAGGTACTGCGGGGCGTCGGTACGCCGAACGCATCCTGCGGGTCTACGAGCAGACAAAGCAGGAGAAGGAATGAGCGACGAGATCGTGGGAGGCGCCAGCCTCGACGGTGACACCGGCTCGCGTGCGGAGGATCGGATCCGCTCGTTGACTGCGGAGCGCAAGCAGCTACGAGCGCAGCTCGAGGAGGCGCAAGCGCGCCTCGCGGAAGCCGCCGAGCTGGGCAAGCAGGTTGAGACCTACAAGTCGCAGATCTCCGAGTGGGAGACCCGGCACACTACCGCGGAGCAGACGTGGAAGGTTGAGCGCGAGCTGTTCGCGCGTGGCATCACCGACGCCGAGGGGATCGAATTCGTCCGCATGGCGTATGACCGGCTCCCAAAGGATGGCCGTCCGGAACTGGGGGCGTGGCTGGAGGGCGTCGATGCGCTCCCCAAGGCCGTGCGTGCGTACCTTCCGAGCACGCCTGCGCCGGTCTCCCCTGGCAGTTCCAGCACGGGCCCGCAGGCGATCACGCCTCCACCGGCGAACGCCGGCGCGAAGGCTCCCAGCGTGGGCGTCGGTGCGCCGTCGGCGTTCTCGCCGGAGGCGATTAGCCGCATGTCTCCGGCTGAGTACCGCGCGCACCGCGAGGCGATCATGGCGGGCATCCGCGGTTGACAAGTTGTCACGGTCCCTCTAGGGTAGCGGTACCCGCCGGGTCGAGCCCCGTAACAGCGATGCCGGGTTGATCACCAACCACTACCCGTTCGCACGAGGTGTCCAATGGCTAACGAAGTTCTCTTTGCCGACCTGTCTGGTTCGGCCCGTCTCGCCGCCGTTCTCCACCAGGAGATCGTCCTCAAGCTCGCCGACCGCGCGAGCCTCCACATGCACCCGTCGATCCTTCGCCTGGGCAACGTCGCGGGCCGTGGCTCCTCGACGGTTCAGATCCCCGTCGTCGGCCTGGATGGCTCCGACGTCATGTCGAGCGTTGCGGATGGCTCCCCGGTCTCCAACACCGCGCTCTCCGAGAGCGGCATCAACGTGACCGTGGCGCGTCACGCGCTCCAGTATTCGATCTCGGACCTCGCGAACCTCACGGACAGCGTTGGTCTGAATGTGCAGCGTCTGGCGGAAAGCATGGTGGGAAGCACGCTTATGACTTTCCAAAACCTCCTGTGCAATGTCATTGACGATTTTACGACCGTCGTTGGCACCAGTTCGGTCGATTTCAGCGTGGATGACTTCTACTCCGCTCAGTTCGCGCTCACGCTTCAGAGCGTGCCGGGTCCGTACATCTGCATCCTGCACCCGCGTCAGCTTGCCGATTTCCAGGCGAGCCTCCGCGCCGAGGCGGGTCCGTCGCAGTTCGTGCCGGCCACGCAGGAGATGCTCAACATCAAGGGCCAGGGCTTCGCGGGCATGTTCAACGGCGTGGACATCTTCGTGTCCTCCAAGGTCGTGACGGCGAACGCAGGCGCGGACAGGGCCGGTGCGATGCTTGGTTACTCTGCGATCGCGATGGCGGAAGGATCCCCCTTCGCCGTGACCGGCGCGGGTGGCATCGTGCAGCCGGCGGGTACCCCGCTGGTGGTCGAGTTTGAGCGTGACGCCTCGTCCGCTCTGACGAAGATCGTCGGCAACTACTACTGCGGTGTTGCCAAGGTGCAGGACGGCATGGGCGTCAGCATCATCACCGACGCATGATGCGTCACTAAGAACGGGAGAGAACGTGGCAGCTAGGCTCACCAGCGACAGCAACACCGGATTCGGAGGGCGCCCGGCGTCCCCGCCGGCGACCCACACGGCACGACTTGGCATGGATGCCGAGCCGGCTTGGTGGTACATCGCGCACCCGAACCGGTGGCAGTTCCTGGACGGAGAATGGCTGCCCGTTCTCTCCCGTCTCTCTCAGCGCCCCGGCGCTAAGAACGTCACCAAGGACGGCGACACGGCGCACGCCGAAACGCTGCTCCGAAAGGGTGGCTGGTCCGTCATTCCGTGGGATGCGGTCGATGGTGGCTACGTGACGGTCTACGATGGTCGCAACGGACCGGTGCATCTGTCCCGCTGGGAGACCCCGCGGCAGGTCGGCACGCAGGTCGTGATGACGACGGACCAGGACGGCTACCGAGCGTTCCTGCGCGGACTGATTGCGGACGGCTACGTCGCGCCGATGGACCCGATGGTGGCTGAAGCCATGATCGAGAGTCAGCGTCAGCGCGTCGAGAATAATGCGAACCGGCTCCATGAGCCGACCGTCAAGGCGCGCTATGACCGCGACCTTGCAAAGCTGACGGCCATGCAGGCCGCGCTCGAGAACCCGCCGGCGGTGGAGCCTGCGAAGCGTGGGCGCCGTGGCTGAAGAATCCAAGGTGCGCGAGGCGCGCGAAAAGTTCCAACACCAGCTCGAGAAGGGCGGGATGCGTCCGCAAGATGCTGAGCGCAAGTCGCGCGAGGTTGTGGTACGCTGGGATCGTCAAGTGAACAACCGCGGGTGCTAGCCCGTATCGGAGGATCCGATGGCTGTGAAGGTTTCCGAGAATCGCCGCGCCGGTATGGCGCTCGTTGGTCTGGTCATCAAGGGCACGCCGGGTGGCGGCCTCGCGAATAGCCCGACCATCACGACGGGCGTTGGCGTTCCGTCCGCTTCCGAGCCGAACGGTTCGATCTACATGCGGGTCGACGGCACGGCCGGCAACACGATCTACGCGCGTGCGGCTGGCGCCTGGTCGGCGCTGGCCTAAGCCGTGAGCGCGACCGACACGCTCTACACGGCGCGCTTCATCGTCCCGGAGACGCTGGAGCGAGGCCGCAACAACACGATCCGGTGCCCCGTGTACCGGCTCGGAGCGTTGGTCGCGCCGACGACTACGGGTGCGTGCCGCATTCAGAAGCCCGATGGGTCGCAACTAATCATCGTTGCGGCTCCGATCGTCGGCAGCGTGGCGACGGCGACGGTTCAGTCCTCGCTCTTGGCGAGCCTCCCCTACGGGGACGGCTGGCTCTTTGAGTGGTCGCTGACGATGCCCGATGGCGTGGTCCACACGTTCCGCACGGACGGGTCGCTGGTGCGGCGTTCGCTCTATCCGGTCGTGACCGACGCGGACCTCCTGCGCCGGCATCGCGACCTAGCGCAGCTACGGGAAGCTAGCGTCACGTCGGAGCAAGATTACCTGGACGAAGCCTGGGCGATCATCAACAACAGGCTCATCGGAACCGGCAAGCGGCCTTGGTTGATCATGAGCCCGTCCGCGTTTCGCGAGTCGCACGCCTGCCTGACGCTGCATCTGCTGTTCAACGACTACGCGACGAGCGCCGGCGACGGTCGCTATCAGCAGCTCGCGGACCAGTACGGGCGGCAGTACGAGGAGGCGTGGGGCCGTCTCACGTTCGCGTATGACGAGAACGACGAGAACCGGCCAGACCCGAACCGCCGGCAGGCGGGTACGCCGACGTGGTGGCTGGCTAGCCGCGGGTCGAACCCGTGGTACCAGCAATGAGCACGGTTAGCCGCGCCCAGCTCCGGCAGAAGTTCTACACGCTTCTCGGAGCCTTGCCCGGCTGGAAGGCTTCGCCGTTCGTCCCGGAGCGATTCGGGAACGACCCGGAAAGCCTACTCGGCCACGGCAAGTTCTTTGCGGTGCTTACCGGCAGGACTGCCGACACGCGCGCCTACCGTGGACGCCCCGCGGAGGGGCTGGACTGCGAGACCGAGGTCACGTTGATCTGGGCCTACCGCGTTCGAATGAAGGACCAGCTGGTGTCGCTCGACGAGGCGGAAGCCGCCGGGCAGGAGCTAGTTAACGCCGCGATGCGGTACGATGCCGGATGGCCGGGTGATCTCAGCGTTCGTGTTGTAGACGTGACGCGCGAGGTGCTAGACTCCGGCGAGTGGATCGTGGGTCGGGCGCTCCTGTCCGTTACCCATACCCTGCCCCTAGCATGAGGTGATCTATGGCAATCTCGAGCAAGCCCAAGAACTTTCGCGACGGAACGATCACCCTGACCGACGGGTCCGGGTCTCCGATCTCGCTCACGGTCCAGTACGAGGCCGGCGACTTCTCGATCTCGAACGTCATGCAGTCGCAGACCGAGGTCGAGATGTACCTTGACCGCGGGTCGTTCCATAATGTCCGCAAGACGAACTTTGCGCCCGCGACGTTCTCGTTCACCGCGACGATGACTGACCTGAGCGACGCGACCGAAAAGTGCCTTTGGGATGCGGTCAACAAGTCCGGCGCGTTCGCGGCTGGCGTGTCCCGCGGCGACACGGACGTGTGGCTGCTCCAGGTCGGCCTCACGATCGAGGGCACCGACTTTGGCGACGCCGCGGACCATACCCTCGTCCTCGACAAGTGCCATCTGACGATCGAGTTCGCGGAGGGTTCGCCCAACACGTTCACGCTCAACGGCACCGTCTACGGCGCGATCACCGCGACTTGATGATGCCCGCGGCGGGCCTCTGCTAAGGCACGCTCTCCTCGCTGCGGCTATGCAACGCCTGCCGGGTTACGACTCGGTAGGCGTTTGCCTTTGGAGGTTTAGTGATCGTCAAGCTCGGTAACTACGAGATCCAGCTCAAGAAGCCGAACGGGTACATGCTCGCGCGCGACGTTGGCCTCGCGATGCAGAAGAACGCGCTGCGCGGTCTGGTCGCGGCGCTGGGCGCGTGCTGGGGCGGGAAGCCTCTTAAGGCTACGCTCGCGTCCTCCGGCTATGACGCGTGCGCCTGGGGCGGCGCGATCTTTGACGAGCTGATGGCGCTGGGCATCCCGGAGGAGCAGATCTACGAAGCCGCCGGCGAGGCGTTGCGCCTGCTGACCGGTGGCCCGACCGAGGAGGGCGTCTCGCGCGCCGCGGGTTTTTCCGATCCCCAGACGGCGGGCTAGACTATCTGGCGGTCGAGCTGGGGCTAACGTACTGCGGAGAACCCGACGCCTTCTACCGGTGGGACGTCGAGACGCAGGAACGCGTGCTTGCGTGGCATCGCGTCCGCGCCGAGTTGACGAAGCCTAAGCCCGCGCGGAAGCCTGCGAATAGTGGTAAGTTCTCCCCGGAGGCCGCGGCCTTCTGGGGGTTCTAGATGGCGATTACCATCCGCGCAGGCCGCGCCACGGCCAAGATCGGGACGCAGCTTCAGAAGAAGCTGGATGCGATCGTGCGCAACTCCCACGCCGCCGTAGTCGACGAGATCGAGCACATCGTCAAGACGATCAACGACCGCGCGTCCGCTGAATGGTACGAGCAGGTCTACCGACGCGATGGCTCGACCGGTCAGCTTGACTGGGAGATCCGGTTGACGCCCGACCAGGTCAAAGGCCGCGTCATCGCGGCGGACCGTTCGGCGTACTTCGTCAAGCGGGCAGGACCGACGAGCCTAATCACCAAGGCGCGCGGCGACGGGACCGCAGCTATGGCGACGTTCAAGGGCACCGTGGACGACGCGACGTACTCGCAGATCATGAGCGAGTACCGCCGCACCGGCGTTTTCCCGGCGCTGACGACCGCGCATGAGCGCAAGGCGGGACGTCCGACCAACGTGCGTGCGTACCGGCTGAATCCGCGCCGTAGCGACGGGCGCAACTTGTGGCAGGAGTTGGTGAACAAGCCGCTGCGCAAGTACGTTCGCGAGCGGGCGCCGCATCTCGCGCAGGCGCTCAGCCGCACCGCTAGGAGGGCATGATGGCGACGGAAGCAGTACCCATTGAGATTACCGCAGAGTTGGGTGGCTTGCGTCAGCAGCTCGCGACTCTGCCCAAGGACATGCAGAAAGAGGCGCTAGCCATGATGGCGGCGCTTGAGAAGACCATCAAGGCGAACGAGAAGGCCACGAAGCAGCTTGCGAAGGCGCAAGCACGGGCGATGCAGCCTGCCGTCGACAAGGCGAAGGAACTAGGCGACACGTTCGGCGTCGTCGGTCGCGACTCCGGCAAGCTGGCCGGCGCGCTCGGGATGCTGGGCGGACCCGTCGCGGACGTGGCGCGAAACGTCGCGGACCTGGCCGACGTGGGCGAGGTCGCCGCTGGGACGCTCGGTCTCAGCACGGCGGCGCTAGGCCCGCTTGCTATTGCTGCTGGTGCTGCTGGTCTTGCGATTATGGCCATGAACGCAGAGGTGCAGAGTGAAGCCGATTTGGCGCGCATCGCTGCCGCGGCCAACGCGTTTCACGCTGACGAGCTGACGCGACAAGAAGCCGCCGCGCTCGATGCTGCGGTCGCTTCCGGCGTTCTGTCGCAGGCTGCCGCCGACGAGGCGCGCATCCGGTCGGACGCGTCCGAGCGCCTGGGAGCGTTCATCGCGAAGCTAAGCGAGGAAAGCCGCGCCGCGCGTGAGAGCGAGCAGACGACTCAGAACGTGATCGGGACGATCGCGAGCCTTGCCACGATGGTCGTGAAGCTGCTCGTCCCGTTCGGGTACGTTCCCGACGTCATCTCTGCGGCAGCGTCTAGCCTCGCGGCATTCGGTTTGATCAGCGACGATACGGAAGCATCGTTGCGCGGTCTCGCTGCTCGCGCCAAGGCGTCGTTGCCAGACTTTGACGCGCTCGAGGGGTCGATCAACTCCAGCATCCGCACGGCCACGGACTTCTACGGCATCACGAAGGACAACACCGATGCCGAGCAGGCGCGCGCCGCTGCGATCTCGCGGGCGTCCGAGTCGGTCAAGCGTGCGCGGGATGCGGAGATTGAAGCCACCAAGGCGAAGCAGGCCGGCGAGGCTGCTACCAAGGCCGCGACAGACGCGGAGAAACAGCGCGCTGCTCAACTGAAGGCAGAGACCGAGGCGCAGAAGGCCGCAGCCGCCGCCGCAGAGAAGGCCGTGAATGCGGTTGAGTCGGCGCAGGAAGCCGCGCGCAAGTCGAGCCTCGCCGCCGCGATGAGCGCGGCAAGCGACGAGGAGAAGATCCGGCTCGGGTACGAGGAGCGCGTGCGCGGTATCCGCGAGGCCGGCGCAGCTCTGCTCGCCCAGGCTGGCGAGGATGGGCAGGCTCGCGCCGCGATCGCGGAAGCTACGAACGCGCAGATCATCGATGCGGAAACCGCGATGTATGGCGAGCTTGACGCGCTCCGGCTCAAGAACATGGAGGCCGAGAAGGCCGCAGCGGCAGAGCGTGCCGCAAACATGATCGCGAACGCGCAGCAGACCGCAGAGATCATCACGCAGGCCAGCTCGCTCTACCTGGATCAGCAGACGTCGGACTATCAAGCCGCCGTCGAGGCCCGCGACAGCCTGGACGAAGACGCTAGCCGCGCTGCGAAGCTGAACGCGGAACAGCGTGTGCGCGACGAGAGGTCCGCCGCCATGAAGGCGTTTATGGTCGACAAGGCGCTGAAGCTGGCGCAGGCGACCGCTGCTGTTGCGCTCGCAGCCGCAAACGCGCTTGCGACCCCTCCGGCTCCAAACCTGTTTGCAGCGGGTCTCGCCGCCGCAGCCGGTGCCGTGCAGATTGCCGCCATCGCATCGCAGCAGCCGGCGTTCCATGCCGGTGGCGTCGTTGGCGCACCGGACGAGATGGTCGCGCGGCTTCGCTCCGGCGAAGCGGTGCTCAACCCGGTGGCGCGTCAGACGCTCGGAGACGCGAACATCGAACGGTTGAACGCCGGGCAGGGCGTTGCCTCGCAGGGAACCGCGGTGCAGATCGTCTACAAGCACAAGGCATTCGATTACTTCGTCCGTGACGAGCTGCGGACCCGTGGTACCTTGGGGCGTGCGCTGGGTGCTGGACCCCGTGCTGGCCAGCGGAGGGGATGAGATGAGCAGCCGCAAGAATGTGGAAGCCTTCCGGGGGATTCTGATCCCCTCGTCGCGCATCCAGCACACGCGGATCGATCCGACTCTCTCGTCCTACGGGCAGGACGGCGCAACGGGTGGCGTCCCGACTAGGACCGCGCAAGTCGGAGCGATGGAGATCGAGAGCCGCGCAGCGACGGGAACGACGCCAGCGAATGCGGTGGACATTCGGACCAACCGGGCAGGCTCCCCCGGCGAATACGCAGGAGGAGAGATCAACGCCGGCGGGTTCACCTGGCGTCCGACCGGAACCGCCGACTACTACGGCGCAAACGGCTACGCGACTATCGCCGGCTTTGCGCCGCTTGCCGGATGGGCCGCAGTCGCAACAAACCCGGCTACGCGCTCGGACGCCATCACGACGCCTGCGGGTACGGTGCTGGTCGTGAACAGAGAGCAGTCCGGACTAGGTGGACGACTGCGCGTGCATCGTCTGACGCTCGCCGGCGCGACTTCGTCCATCACGCTTGCCTCCAGCATCATCGCCGTACCGAACTTGCAAGCCTGCTTGTTCCTGCTGCCCGACAATAAGATCGGGATGCTGGTGTTCAACGACTACACCGAGGGCAGCACGACGAAGCACAACTTGAGCCTCTACGTTTCGACCAACGACGGCGGAACGTGGACGCTGAACGCCGAGCGCGTGCTTGAGAACGACCTCAGTTCCAGCATCGTCGGTGTGTCTCTCACCTACCGGCGCATCCGTGCCGCGTACAACGCCGGGCAGGTTCTGCTAGTCATCTCCTCGAGGTTCGCCGGCGCGACCCCACGGGACCAGCTCCGGCAATACGCCAGCAACGACGGCGGCGCGTCGTTCGCGTTCGTCTCGATCGCGCAGTCTGGACCGCAGGCCGGCGGCGTTCACGACGTCGTGCCGTTCGGGACGTCGGGCTTCATGGTCGCCTACTGCGGGTCGGACTTCGCGACGTGGGGTGCCGATTCGCAGGCGCTCTCCATCACGCTCGGGTCTGCCTTTACGGCCCTGTCCTCCGCGCCGACTCAGACGCTCAACAACGCCGCTCCTGGCACGCTGAACGCTAACGGAGAGCTGGGCAGCACGACTCAGCTTGCGCTTGTCGTTGACGAGGCCGGGACGGCATGGTGCATCACGAACACGACGGACGGCGTCATGCTTGAGAGCAGCATTGACGGAGAGACGTGGACGCGCGCAACGATCGACGGTGCCTCGCTGACCTCCTCGTCGTTTATGCTTGGCGACAACGCCGGGCGCCCGCAGGAGACGTCTGCGGCGATCGTGGAGAACACGCTAAACCTGTTCGGGACCATGTCGACCGGTGCTCGCGTCGATCAGATGGCGCGGTGGCAGTTCGGCGGGTACCACACGCACACGCCGCCGGAGGATGCCGCGTTCAACGGCGCGACCATCGGGTCGCAAGTATCTTGGTTCGGCTCCCAGTTCCCCGACGCTGCCGGGTGGACTGCGTCCGTGGTCGGTACGCCGGTGATCTCGATCAACTCTACCGGAGGTCTGGTCGTGCAGACCGCAGCCGGTGAGTCGCAGTTCTACAACTACTTGATCGGTCCTGCGGTCGCTACGGACTACACGGTCTGCGCGATCGTGGACGCCCAGCTCGGAAACACCGGCGCGGCTTCGTTGATCGTCGCAGATGCGGTCAACGAATATGCGCTCACGATCCGCGCCATCGGCACGACTCAAGTGGAGGTCGTTGACGCTGTAAGCGGTACCGTTTGGGCCACGCTGACGGTCCCCTCGACGGGCTGGCAGTTCCGCGTCTACGTCACGCAGACAGGGACCGGCGCCGTGGCTACGCTGTGGC